GTGACGAGCATCAGCAATCCAGCCATCAGACTTACGATCCCTATCAGGATAATCGTCATCAATCTGCTCCCGTAACTGCACACCCGCTGCACATAGTCTGGCCATATCGATTGATTATACGACTAGGTGGTCACAATCCCTTAAGATTATGCTATAAAATATCTAAAATCGCCTGAGCTTTAGCGCACTCAACTGTTTCAGTCTTGAGCAGGTTTGTCACTTGATCAAACTGCTGCAAAACTGCTAAGCGAGCAAGTCTGTTCATTGGACATTGACGAGCCGCTTCTTGTGCTTCAAGACCTTTGAGATGAACTAAATCAGCATCCCAATTTCCGTCAAGTGTTTCTAGCAAAGCAGTATAAATTGCGATGTTTGCTTTGTAAGCATCTACTTCTATTTGCCTTACTTGTTTTGGAGTTAATGGCACTTCTTCTATTACTGTTGTTTCTGTCATTTTTTTCCTTTTCTTATATTAGACAAACGCGACTCCAAGGGAAGTTCCCGATGGAAGAGTTGCAGGATTAGCATATTTAGTGCCAAAACCAGCCGACCAAGGATAGACGCTTAAATTGGGTGAGCTTTCGTGACCTGCCGCTATTGCATCACCATTTTTAGAAAATGAAACGCTACGAACTTCGTTGGTTGGAACAGTTCCAGGATTAGCATACTTAGTTCCAAAACCTGACGACCAAGGATAGACATTAAGTCGCGGTGAAGTTGCTCCATAGCCAATTGCTATATCTGCATCATTTGGAGACCAAGCAACGCAATATCCATCATTTCCAGCAGGTAAAGTTGCAGGATTAGAATATTTGGTTCCCCAGCCTGATGACCAAGCATAAGCGTTTATCCAAGGCGTTAATGAGGTGGCTACGGCGATATTGTCGCCTGCGTTAGAAAACTTAACATCTTGCCCATTACTTCCTAATGCGCTTGCAGGGTTAGCATACTTAGTTCCAAAACCAGCCGACCAAGCATATACTTCAGCCCTTGGCGCGCTGTCTGTTGTAGATACGGCTAAGGCTGTTCCATTGTAATACCAGTCAAGATTTCTAACAGCATCAGCAGGCAAGGAAGCAGGGTCAGCATACTTACTTCCAAACCCTGATGACCAAGCATAAGCCGTAATGAATCTACTATTATTATCTCCAACCGCAATTACATCACCCGAATTATTCCATTGAACGGCTAAACTTGTTCCACTTGGTAGAGTTGCAGGGTCAGAATATTTTGTTCCAAAGCCCGATGCGCTCCAAGGATAGGCAGAGACAAAAGGGCTAGTTGCGTGAGCAACTGCTATTGCATTATTGCTTGGTGTAAATGCAATTCCAAATCCTGTGCCTGTAGGTGTTGTAGCAGGGTCGCTAAACTTAGTTCCAAATCCAGTTGAAGTCCAAGGATAAACAGTTACATAAGGTGATGAGCCAGTAGCCACTGCCAAATATTGTGCAGCTAAACGGAAACTTGAGGCAATAACCCCGAGGATATTCATTAAGCAATATCTCCTACGACATACCAAGTGTCGGTTGCGACCTTGATACAAGAAGCGGCTGAAAACTGCGCCCTAAGTTCAGGTGCAGTCGCAGTAGCTCCAGTTGAAGAAATCGTAGTAGTGCCTGAAGTAACCGCTTTAATTGTTGTTGTGCCTGCGCCAATTTGAATAACATTTATTACTGATCCAACAGGAAAAGCAACATTTGCGTTAGTCGGAATGAGAAAATCATTAGCAGTTGCAACATTCATAGTCACTAGCTTGTTGCGATTATCTGTTAAAACTACTGTATAAGTGGCAGTCTGCGCGTTAAGGGTTAGCTTGGCTAAGGCATCATCAAAGCCATTTCCTACTGTTCTAATCGCCGAAGCGCCGTCTTTTACTAGGTCGGTATCATCTGGAATCGTAATACCTAAAATTGCTGTGGTGGTCATCGTTCTCCTTTAGCCTACTATTGTAGCGTTCTGCCAGTCCAAAGTAGGGCTGACATCATTCCAAGTTAAGTTATTTGGCAGGGAATTCCATCTGAACGCCTGCAGTGAAAATTCTAGGGGACTTACATTCATAGTCAGATTAAGCTGATTAAGGCTAGCGGTCCAAGTCCAGCCTTCTACAAATCCTAAAAATGTGCCATTTACCATATTGCTTGGCAGGTTATCTAAGCTAATGGCTAGGCCCATAAATACATTTAATAGATCATCCCGCTCGAGATCTGGAATCTCTGGGCTTGCTAACGGAAAAGTTATTTGGCGCAAGGCAAATTGGGGCTGGGCTCTAATAGTTAGATAGAATTCTGCTTGATCCTCAGCATCTCCTTGATTGCGCAAAGTAGTGCTTATAGTGGCTGCTAGTTGGCCATATTGCTCAATTGATGATGAGTCGGTATCGGTAACGCTTTGAGTGCCTTGCGAGCCGTAAGCAATAGTAATTGCATTTCTAACATCACCTGCTCGCTTGACTATTGATAAGCCAGGACCAATGGCGTCATTGGCATCAAGATTTAGATAGCCATCAGAGACTAGGTATTCAGCTCTATGGGTGGAGTCAGCATAACCAATACGACCTTGGGCATCCTCATAAAGATAGCCAAGTCCGCTAGTCGCAAAGCGAGAAGCTAGATTATAAACTGTATCGTTCAAGTTGTTTTCAGAGTGCAGCTCATAATCACCTGGAGTATCTATCTCACCTAATCCGCTATTCTCTGCATCCTGCCATTGAGTAGTAGCGTCATACCCATTCCAAGTTTCAGCTGCTGGAACTTCACTCCATTGATTAAATAAAACTGTGCTCAATAGTTCAAGAATTCTGTCTCCATCAACTTGATGAGGAAAGTTGCCCACATATACTGCGCGGTTGAGTCTAGCCAGAGCACCAACTGCAACGATTCTTATGTCTTGGCTAGTTGCTGTTGATCCAGAATATCTAACAGTTATTCCAAGGTCAGTTATAAAGCCACCAAATAAATTTACATAAGTAGCGCTTGAATCTTGCACTTCAATAGTTACTGCATCATTGACTTCAAATGGAACTGATGCCTCAGCTGTTTCAATAAGTGTTAGGTTGCAATATCCTGCAACGGGCTGTGAGTAGATATCGTCTCGACCGGAAGTAATAGTTAGGCCGCTAAGTGTTGCCCCAGTAACTGTAGAGCCATTAACCTTAATGCGATAGACGGGACTCCAGATACTCATAAGATTAGTTGGCTACCGCCCCCGCCTGTTCTGCGGTCTGTGTTGTTTAAGGCCAAGATAACTGCTCTTGTAAATCCTTCTTCATCTATGGCTGATGGGGCATTAACATTGACAATAACATTGCCGCGTTCTTCGCCGCGTCTAGCTGCTGCTACATCAAAGCTAGAAGGGATGGCGTTACCGCTTGGAACTAAACCGCCTGAAGTAGCGCTACGACTTACTGATGGAGCTGCTGCGCTTGCTGGTGGAGTAGTTGCACTCGGTGGCAAGGTTGGAATGACTACTGATGGGCTAGGTTTAGAATTGCCTGCGACACTTCCCCCGCCGAATGGCAATTGAATATTAGGTGCGATTGGAGTAGGAGCGCTAGTTTTAATAGTAGGCAAATTAGGCAGGAATGAGATTCTGTTATAAGCCTGAATTAGCGAATTAATGCGCTGAATAGCCCCGTCAATCAATTTAAGTAGTCCGTTAATTGCGCTACTGATAACACTTACTACTGGCCCAATAATCTTGAGAACTACTGAGAAGGCTATTCCAATACCTTCAATAGCTTGGATTAATTGGTATTTAATAATTGGCACAATATATTTAACGAAGAAATCGGCCATAGTTCTGAATAGGTCAGTGACCGCTTTTATATCATCCTTGTTATGCTCCATAGCAACACTTACGCGATCAAAGGCATTTCTTAGCGCTTCAAGAATAGGAGCAAGTGCATTTCTTGCGGTATTTATAAAGTCTTTAGTTTGTTGAACTAAACCAGTTGAGCCACCGAATGAAGCAGCGAGCTTCTCTATGATCGGTAAGAATTTATCATTGAATAAATTAACTACAGTTAAAGCAACTGGAAGAAGGGCTTGGCCTAAGACTATTTTGGCTTCATCTAATCTTGCAGTCAGAATTCTTTGGCTGTTAGCCATTCCATCGGCAGTTCTGGCGAAGTCACCTTGCGCGTCAGTAGT